TGACGGCATCCGCTCGATGGCCCAGATCCAAGCGGGTACTCAGACCAGCGTTGGACTCGCGCTCAGCAGCCCGATCAACGATCTCATCAGCCGCATTGACAAGACGCGCCTCGAACTCTGCGACGGTGTGTTCTGGAATAACCGATACCTGCTCGCAGTTCCGTTTGTTCAGGAAGGACCGTTCGGTGTTGGTCTCGAAAACGAGTATGCGATGCTTCTCGAAAACGGTTACCATCTTGAACTCGAAGACCTGATTCCTCGGAATAACGCGATCATCGTATACCACTCACTGGCCCGCTCTTGGCTTGGATACTGGGACAACTGGCAGGTGAACGACTTCTTTGCCACATCGTTCTCAAGCTTTGGCCCTGTGCTGATGTTCGCTGGCGACATGACCGCAGTGTCTTCGGGAAGTAATCAGGTCTGGTCATTCAACGACTACCTGCCAAACACTCGCACCGTACCAACACCTGTTTCTTCCTATTTGGATGGTGGCTCGCAATACCAGTCCTCGGTGACCACCAAGGCTTACAACCTTGGGGAACCCATCCCCGACAAGATCGGGTACAGCATCCAGCTCGCGTTCGACAACCCGTACACCACCCAGAATACAGGTGTTACCGTTTCCTACGCCAAGGACATGACTGGAACATTCTCTACGATTGATTCTGGCCTGAGCATCACCAGTTCTCAGAAGTTCCTGAAAGCCTACAATCTCATCAGCAAGGGCCGATGGAACTCGATCCAATTTAAGGTTGAAACCAATGCGGGCGGTCGCCTGTCATTCCAATCCGCCATTCTCTCTGGCTTTGTCGATTCCGTGCGTCCTCAGCAATGAACGCACATCCGTCTATCATCGAAGCAGCTAAGCTGCTCAGGCTTCATTGGCCAACTTGTTCCACATGGAACGATGATCAGCTCCTGAACTGGATCGGCATCTTCAACAAGATGAAGCAGATCGGAATCATCAAGAATGAAAAGGGCGAGTGCATTGGTGTCGGAGCTGTTCGTTTCCTGAACTCAATCGAGGAAGCGGAAGACATCAACAACAACTTCCCTGATGGCCACATCGCTTGGATCGAGATGGTGATTGGGGTTGAGCCGGAAGCTGTTCAGACTCTCTGGTTGGCCATGATGACCGTCTGTTCAGATAAGGTCACCAAGGTGGGCGGATTCAGCAGAGGCGTTTCCCGTTTGTACGATTTCAACAGATACTTCAAACTCCTAATGAACCGAAGGATTTCCTATGGGCGGATCATATAAAGCACCGGATATGGCGGCGGCAAACCGCGAGGCTGTCATGGCTTCGATCGAAACCTTTCCGCTTCAACGGCAGATCGAGGCTGCGTCTCGGATTGGAGGAGAGGTTCGGGTTCCAATCTACAAAAACGGCAAAGAAACCGGTGAGTACCGAACGGTTAATTTCAGTGGCATGTCTGACATCGATGCCACACGCGAAACAGCTCGCGCACTAGCATCTCTTGCCCCTGAGCAGACCAAGGCTCAGCTCGATCTCGCAAAGGAGTATGGAACTCAGTTTGCCGAGCAACGCCTTAAAGAGCTTAAGGCCGCTGATCCTGGACGCTATGGTCTCTATGAGAACTTCATGGAGAGCATTGGGCAACGCCCCATTGCCGAGACCGCTCCCGCTGCCCCCACCTACGAGCGTGTCGGCATGCCTACCGGCCCGCAGGATACTGGCGAAGCAGCGAACATCCGCAGCAACCTCGAACGCCAGATCAGTGCCGGTCTCGCTCAAGCCGGAACGCTTGATCCCGCAATGATCCGAGCCGCCGAGCAAGCCGTTCGCGCTCGTGGCACTGCTACCGGAAACATCCTTGGTAACCTTTCCGCTTTCCGCGAGGCGCGGGCGGTTGGTGAGGCTATTGCGAATGCCGATGTCCAACGTCGTCAGCAAGCTCTTGGCCTACTCCAGAGCGGCCAGACCACGAGCGATGTCGCCAATCGTCAAGCTCAGGAATCTTTCCAGAATATCCTCGCAGCCACCGGTCAGCGGAACACCGCCCAGCAACAGACCTTTGCGGGCCAGATGGCTTCGCAGCAGCAGCGTCAGGGTGCCCAGCAGCAGAACATCGCGAACATCCAGTCCGCTCTGGGTCTCCAGCCCATCGTCTCGCAAGCCGCTCAACTTGGTGGACTCCAGCAGGGTGCGTCTCCGTTCGCTTCTCCTCAGTACATTCAAGGCATGCAGCAAGCTAGTCCTGGTCAGTTGCTTCAGACCGGTTCCAGCTTTGCGCTCCAGAACGCCCAGAACGCGTTCGAGGCTTCGCAGGCCAATTCTCCTCTCGCTATCGTCAAGGGTGTCACCGGAGCAATCGGCGCACTCGGTGGCGCAGCGATGTGTTCCGTCGCCCGCGAGTGTATCCCTGATCAGTGGGAGGCGTTCTTCTTCTGGAAGGAACTCGTTGGTCCCGCTTGGTTCAAGAGCTTCTATGACAGCAATGCCGAGAAGTTCGCGAAGTGGCTCAAGGATAAACCGAAGGCGAAGAAGTTGGTGGCCAACTGGATGATCGGTCGGATCAATAGCTTGGTTCCTAAGGCTTGAGATATGGCAAACGATACCGGATCAAACTATTGGTTCATGCCAGGAACGGGAACTCCTGAGCCTGATGCGGTAACCCCTGCTCCTCAGACAAACACTGCATCAGAACAATTAAGCTCAAGTTCAACAACAATAATGGACCCAAACACTGGGTTGCCTGTTGAAGTTGTTCTAAACCCTGACTTTGTAGAACCGAGATATGTTCCAGATCCTCCAAGGTTTGGACTTCCTCCAGTTCCTCCTGGAATGTTGGACCCTGTTATGGACTACGATCAATGGAAGTATGTTGATCGTTATATCCTAAAACCTCCTACTCCTGATTCCGGTAACACTCCATCGCCAATTTCCGGTGGGGTTACAGGAGCCGGAACACCTCCGACTACAATCAAGCTTGAGGATGGTACGTTATTAACTTCCGGTGGAATAGGACTTGGTTCGTGGCCCGGCAGGCTTCCAATCGTGCTTCCGGGATCTTCGGTTACATCGACTCCGATTTTGGATCTGAGTCAGCCTCCTGTCGCTCCGGTCGCTCCGGTCGCTCCTCCAAAGCCACCCAAGCCGATCACCCTTCCGGGGTCTTCGGTCACATCAACTCCGTCCATTGTCGAACCAACCACTGTTCCGATTCCCGCTCGACGGATGCAGGAAGCTCTGAACCCGTACAATGGATACATCAACTACGATCCTGATGAGATCCTCGCTGCCGCAATGCGCGTGATGAACGGTCGCATGGCCGGTCGATCCATGCTCAATGATTTGAGAAGGTAATCATCATGGCTTTCGAGAACTTCCTCCAGAACGCTGCGAACTTTGCCACCGCTGGCTTGTACAACAACCTCAGCGGGCGCGACAAGGAGCTTGAGCGTCAGAAGCTCGCTGAGGCCGAGGCATTCCGCGCTAACCCGGAGCTGGTTCGCGAAGCTGCGAAGTATGATCCGAGCATCATGGAACGCCTCGGAAACCTGCTTACCGGAGGCATCTACGGTCAGGCCAGCGGCATGAACGACAAGCTGGAGCAGCGGGCCATTGCTATGCAGCAGATTCGCGATGAGGAACTCCAACGCCGTCTGGAAGAGCGAATGAAAGCCTACGGAAATCCTCCGGTTCCAGAACCCGTTGGCAGCGAACTCAATCCTGATCGCAGCGCAATGCCCATGCCCGTCGAACCCGGAACACTTCGCAAGAGAAACACTTTCGCTGGAGGCTACTAACCTATGGCTAAACCTAATTATCCCGATCCCGCCAACATCGAGGCGCAAGCTCAGTATCGTCCTGGTATCGCTTCCAACATCTTCAACGTCCTGACTGGCGGTTTGGCTGGTCAGATCACTGGAAGCACTCAACGCGCTCAGGAGGCCGCTCGTGCGCGTCAGGCGTTGCTACAGGAGGAGTTCAACAAGCGGGATGAACAGCGAGCGATTGAAAGGCAGCTATTCGTAAACTCTCTTCAGCAGGGTATTGCTCTCCCGGAAGGTGCCACCTTTGAGGAGAAGATGGCTGATGCCTATAGGAAGCGGGTTCGTCGAGATGTCGCTGCGGCTCAAGGAGCCACAGAAGGTCTTAAAAGCCCTACTGGACCCTATCAGTCACCGCTGCAATCTGAACCCGCATTCCAAATCGCAGCAGCTCAGGCTCAAACTGACTTGGCCAAGAGACTTGCTGAGTATGAACAAACCGAGACGCTGCAGAGACGCGACCTGTTTAATCAGGCAAAGGGTCTTAGAATCAGCGTCAGCCCCGAAGCAACCTCTGGTGAAATCAGGGGCGCAATCGAGGCCAAGCGTCCTTCGATGCAAGCCGGTGCATACACCGAAGAGGCTGGCAAGAGAGCCATCGGAGAACTCCAAGCGTTTCAGCAAACTGGAGATTATCCAACGGTTGTTGATGTAACGTCATTTTCTCCTGCAAGAGCTATGGCTGAAGCTGATATAGCAAAAGCAAATTACGCCAACAGAACGAAGAAGTACGCATTTGAGGAGAAGGATAAGCTTGAACAGCAGGCGCTCAAAGGGTTCATGCAAGAGCTTAAGTCTGAAAAACCAGACAAAGAAAAACTCCAGTCTCTGTACCCTCAGATTCCTCAATCATCTAAAGATAATGAGGAATTTAGGGTTGCTGCCGGTGTGACTAGGGCAATGGCTAAAGATGAAAGAGAAGCTCTTAATTCTTATGTTGAGGGCCTCGGCATGGCTGGATCACTTGCTCAAGCAATATCCGCGTTTCAAGGAACTGGAGACTTGGCGAAAGTTTCACAGAAAGGATTCAATGGGTTTAAGGCGTGGATGACTGGAATTAAGAACAAATACGGTGTTGAGGATGCGAGGTATGCCGCTCTAAACGATGTGATTCAAGAGTTTGAAGCCTATGTTTCTGGAAAGAGGAAAACGCTGTTCGGAGCTTCTCTTACCGGAAACGAACTCAGGTCTGCAAAGATGCTGTTTGGTGATCCAGAGTCGGCCAACTTCTTGCCTCGTGCGTTGAAACTTATTGATTCTGCGTTTAAGGATGATGTGATTGAAAAGCGGTTTAATCGCAACGCCATCTTTGTTGATCGAGCGACTCAAAGAGAGGTTCAGGATGCGAGGCAGAACTGGTTTGATACTAGGGATCAATTCGGATTCTTAAGCCTTGGCAAGAAGGGCAAGATCGGACAAGTGGTCCCAGCAGGTGGAACCAATGTAATGGACACTATCATTGACATGGATGCTCAAGGAAGGGAGATCAAATAACATGGCTATCAAGGTAAGAGTTGAAGGAGTCGGAACCCTTTCGTTTCCAGACGGAACATCTCGCGATGTAATCTCCGATACCGTGCGGAGATATGCGTCCGAAAAGGCTCCTGCCACGATTGCAGAGATGCGCCGTCGCGAGGAGCAGCCGGGATTCAATCCCACCCAAGAACAGAAGATGGGTGCTGCAATGCAAGCCGAGGAGGAAAGGCTTGCTCAAGCTGGCGCACCGAGCGCATTTGATGAAGAGGCACCAGCTAAACTCAATCCTAAAACAGCTCTTCGATACGGAGTTCCAATAGCGGTCGCACTGGGAACCGGCGGAGCCAGTATTCCAGCCCAAATTGCAGCAGGAGCAGGTTCTTCTTTTCTTGGAGAAGCTGGGGCGCAAACCGTTGAGAAACTCGATGAAGATCAAAAGTATCGGGTTGGGGAAATGTTCGGAGCGGGAATTCGAGGAGGTGTTCCAATATTCAGAGGTTTTCCTGGCGCAACTAGAGCGACCATAGCTGCGGGAGGTTTAGGTGGTCTTGCAGCAGGGGCAGTTGAAGGGAAAATCGAGAACCCTCTTGAAGATCCTCTTTCAAGCGCAGGAAGTGCGCTCAAAGAAACTGCAATCGGAGCAGCAATTCCAGGCACATTGGCAACTCTTGGTGCAGGCGCAAGAGCCGGTGCCGGAATGATCAACCGAGCAATCGAAAATGCTCAGGATGTTGAACGCATTGGACCCGGCGTTAGAGCTACGGTAGGTCAAGCATTTCCATTTTTGGCCGGTGCCGAAAAGCGAATCGCAGCAAGAACTGGTGGTGAAGAACTGAACCGCCAACTTCTTGAACAATCCGATGCAATCACTGCTGCTGTTCGTGGAATCCAAGGGCAGGCAGGAGATACCCAAAGCGTCGTTCGCCAAATTCTCAATGAGTTCGGAATCACGGATGCAAATACCGTGAATCGACTCGTTGATGAAGCGAAGGGGATGACCACCGCTCAGCAGGCCATTGATAAGGCTCGTACTGGGGCGCAGCAAAGCCTTGCTCAAGAAGCTCTCACCGATGCTGAAGGCTCATTTCGCAGGGCCATCAACAGGGAAACTCGACTGCTTTCAACAGCTCCGTACATGTCCCCTCAGATGGGTGCCAGAGTTGAAGGAACCATCGAAAGAACAAAGGCTGCATTCGATGATCATTCGGACATCCTCTACACCCCTGTAAGGTTCTTTGAAGATCGTCCAGTGTTCGTTCTGACTCAAAAATCAGGAAGAACCCTTCCTTCAGTTGAGCAGGCCATCATTGATCTAAACGACAAGTATCCTCGACTTGTCAGCGGTGATCAGAGTCGAGTGTTTTCTCCCTATCTCACTCGTCTTAATGCCATCCTTGACCAAAATATCCCAGCTTCGTTGAGCGAACTGAGGGTGATTCGCAGAAACCTTTACACCGCATCTGATGAAGCCGGAAAAGTGTTTGGAACTCCTGAGAAAAACGAACTTCGCCGGATAGCCGACCTTATTACCCAAACAATCGATTATCAGGCTCCTTCGTATCTTGGCGCAGCCGATGCGACCTCTCTTCGCACCGCCAACTCGTTCTACTCAAAGTTCCGCCCTAGGTTTGATGAGTTCGGTGTTTTTCAGGCGTTCAAGCCAGAGAAGCTTGAGCGAGGACAGATGGCCGACGTAATGACCGAGCGAGTGGCTCGACAAGGCTCTGAAACCCCGGCGTTCTCAAATCCCGTCAGCCTGATCAATGATCTGAGAGCATCAGGTGTTCGCAACGTGCCGAGTTCATCCTCAATTTCCGACATCGTAAAATCGGGCATCGTAAATCGATCCATCAACCAATCCACAGGTGAAATCAACCTGACAAATCTTGCTGCGGACCTAAACAGCGTCCAGCGGCAGGGTGGAGGTGGATTGGCTCAGCTTGGTTTCGGAAGTACCCGAGAGCTTAACCGGTTCGTTCAGTTCGTTGACAGTCTTCCTGAAGCTCAACGCAGCGGTCCAGAAGCTGTGCTTGCACTGCTTCAGCATGGCACTCCTGCTAGTCTTGGAATTGTCTCTCGTGCCGTCCAATACCTTCCTGATGTCGCGACCACTCGCACCGTTATGGATGCTCTTGAGCGCAGAGCGGTAGCTGGTTCCGCATCTGCCCGAGCTACTCAGAATACAATTCGAGCAAAGGCAATCGAAGAGCTTTTGCTTCAGGTCGCTGAAGGCGGCGGAACTCGCGCTGGAACCCCCGGTGCTGCCGGGATGACAGCTCGATTGGAATCGCTCAAGGAAATGGCTGGGACCGACAGCGCGGCCAAACTCCAAACCATCCTCGGTCGAAACCTTTTCGACGTTGTTCAGAATCAAATTGTGCCAGGATTCAGAGTCATCAATCAGGCCAAGCAACGTGCCGCAGGTGCAGGTGCGACGGTAAGTGGATCGGCTTTTGAAAAGCTGGCCACAACCCCAGGTCTTGGTTCGTTGGTTGATTTCATTGGATACGAGGGGCTTGCTTCGGCGTTGGCTCACGGTGCTGGTGCGACCGGAATGGTAAGCCGCAGAAATCAGCTCGAAGCACTGGCCCGATTGGCTGAATTGCCGCCTGCTCAAATGCAGCAAGCGGTCGCGAAATACATGCGATCAGACTCTTCCGAGTAAATTCCCAAAAGATTTCTCTCGACAGTTTGCAACACGCGGCTACATTCGCTTGCGTGAGCGTAAAACTTCTAACCGTCCAAGAGATCGCCTCGGCTCTCGGGACTCATCCCGAGACGGTAAGGCGGTGGATTCGGTCAGGAAAACTTCCGGCTATGAAAGCCACGAAGCGCACTATCCGTGTCCGCTCCGATGTAATCGAGGAACTCCTCCGACAAAACCCACAATGAATGCAATAGCAACGACAACGCAACAGACCGACTCTGGCGAAATGTACGCCAAGATCGGTGACCCCATCACCGCCATCGAGAAGATGGGCGAGTGGATCGCAGCCAGCGGAATGCTGGGATGCACCAAGGTCGAACAGGGAAAACTGATCGCGTGGCAATGCGCCGCCGAGAAGAAGACCCCGTTCGATTTCAAGAGAGAGTATCACATCATCAATGGCTCCCTCTCTATGAGGAGCGATGCCATGCTAGCCGGATACCGCGCCCGTGGTGGTAAGGTTCTATGGAAGCAGTTCGATAGCCGCGCTGCCATCGCACTCTGGACCTATGACGGCAATTCCTGCGAGATCGGGTTCTCGGTCGAGGATGCGAAGCTCGCTCAGCTCCTCCCCGCCAAGCCGGGTTCCGGGTGGGCCAAAGATCCGGGTGCAATGCTCCGCGCTCGATGCATCTCCAAAGCCATTCGCATGCTGGCTCCTGAAGTGGTCGCCGGTATCTACACGCCGGAAGAGACCGAAGACTTCCAGCCCGCAGTCACCGAAGTGGCTACGGCCCCCACCAAGAGCTTCGACATCACCGCAAAGCTCGAAGCCCTGTTCGAGGATCGCGAGGAAGATGTGAACGCCCTGCTCCTCAAAGCAGGTAGAATCAAGGATGGTCAGACCTTCCGTGATCTGGATGACTCCATCGCCTCCAAGTACATCGCCAAGCCTGACCTGATCTTGAGCAAGCTGCCGGTGATCGTCAGCCCCGAGATCGTTGCCACGGAGGTGTCCAATGGCTGATGCCATCTACAACTTAGCGGCGGAGGTTTACCACGCCACGAAGGCACTCTCGAAGTCCGGTCTCGATCAGTTCCGCAAGTCGCCCGCTCACTTCCGCGCTTGGCAGGATGGGACCACCCGCAACGAATCCAGTCCCGCACTGGAGTTCGGTACCGCCGCTCATTGCGCCGTGCTGGAGCCTGATCGCTTCGTAGGCCAGTACACGGTGTTCGATGGAGATCGACGCACCAAGGAGGGCAAGGCCGCGTGGCAAGCCATTCTGGACTCTGGCAAGACCCCTCTGCCTCAAGAGCAGTGGGACAACATCACCGGAGCAGCCGCTGCGGTTCACGCTCATCCAGCAGCTTCTGGCCTACTCAATGGCATCAAGGCCGAGGTCTCGTACTTCGACAACTGGAACGGTGTGGAGGTCAAAGCCCGCATCGATGGTATGGGTAGTGATTACATCATAGACCTCAAGACCACCCAGGACGCATCGGCCAACGCCTTCGCCAAGTCCGTCGCTCAGTTCCGGTACCACGTTCAAGCCGCTTGGTATCAGCGTATCACCGGTATCAACCGGTTCGTGTTCATCGCAGTCGAGAAGGAGGCTCCTTACGGAGTCGCTTGCTACGAACTCGATCAACTGGCCATCGATGTGGGTCAATCCATCATTGATGAGCAGCTCAAGACATTCATCGAATGCCAAGAACTCAACTCTTGGCCCTGTTACTCATCCCAGATCCAATCCCTTTCGCTGCCCGTGTGGGCGGCTCGTCAGTCCGAATAAACAAACCAACACATACATACTCACATGACATTCAAAGTTGATCGTTCCGCCGCAGAAGTTAAGCCGTTCGCTGGTCCCGGCGAATACACCGTGGTCATCAATTCCTGTAAGGATGATGGTCTCGACAAGTCCGGCAACAGCGTTGCCACCCTCCGCTACAAGGGCGCAAATGGTGAGGTCATCAGCGACCGCTTCCTGCTCAAGGAGACCATGATGTGGCGCATTCAAGCCCTCATCAGCGCGACCGAAGCCAACATCGATGATGGGGCCGAGTTCGATTTTAGCGTCAACGGAGCCTTCTTCCGATTCCTCCAAGGCTTCGTAGGACTCTCGCTCATCGTCGTCCTCGAAGAGGAGAAGTACACCGACAAGAACGGTGCTGAGCAGATCGCTCTTCGCGTTCGTCGCATGAAGAAGGTGCCGTCCGACATCGACACCATCTAACCCATAAAACAAAGCCCCCCGGAGTGTGCAGCCTCCGGGGGGTGATATGAGTCCAAAACAAACAAACAGAGCGCAACGACACGCTATGCAGACCAAAGATCATCCCGAAACCATTTCGACGCAAGCATTTCTGCTTCGTCCATACCAGCAACGAGCGGTCGAATGGGCCATGCTTGCCAACAGTGGACTCATCATCGCACCAGCAGGATGCGGCAAGACACTGATCGCTTCCTCGATCATCAAACACGCTGCCACCAAATTTCCCAATGTGAGCTTCGGATGGCTCGCCCCCACCCGCGAGACCTGCAATCAGGCAACCAGTGCGCTTATCGCTGCCGGGGTAGACATCTCCCGCGTCGAAGTCCGGTGCCCGCATGAGTCAGTCGATTTTTCCAAGAAGGCCGTCCTGATCGTCGATGAGGCGAAGCATGCGCCAGCCGAGACTTGGAGAAGAATCATCGAGTCCTGCCCCGGATCGGTCTTCGGTTTCGATGCCACCCCGTGGTGCGATGACCCAGAGCGCAACGCCGCACTTCGTTATCTCTTTGCCAACAACAGCTTCGAGATCAAGCGTGAGGAACTGGGCAATGTTCTGGCCCACGCTAATGTGTACATGCACCCATCGACAGACCCGATGCTCCAGCAACGGATCGATGACCAGATCGAAAGACTCTTCGCTGATCGCAAACGCTACATGCGTATCCGCCACCAGGAACTCCGAGCGATGTGCGCTTGGGAAGCTCTGGTCGATATCGGAATCTGCCAGAATAAGGCGAGGAACGACATGGCGACTATGATGGCCGCATCCGGTGGACCCAAGCACCCCACCCTCGTTCTGGTTCCACGGGTAACCCTCGGTGAGCATTACATGCTGGCATTGAGAGGCTCCGTACTCGTCTATTCTAAGATGCCGAAGAAGCTTCGACGCGAAGCAATCGAGGAGTTCAAAGCTGGGAATATCAGCACCATGATCGCCACTTCATTGGCCGATGAGGGATTGGATCTGCCGAACGTCCACACACTGGTCATGGTCTCCGGTGGTCGCAGTGCCCAGAAGACTATCCAGCGGGCCAGCCGTGCATTGCGCCGTGCGCCAGGAAAGGACCACGCGATCATCCACGACTTCAAGGACACCTTCCATCCGCTGGCTATGGCTCACGCGAAGAAACGTCTCAAATGCTACAAGGAACTTGGATGCTATATTGTATGAACACCGTCATCACAATCGTTTGTATGGCCGTGCTGATGCCACTGTGCGTTATCGCGGGGATCTATGTAGGCCACTCTCTCACCATCAAATCGCAGAACACCAAAACCAATGAACAAAACAATCGTAGCCTGTGACCCAGGCGTAAACGGCGGGTTCGCTATCCACACCAAGGACGGCATCCTACTGTTCCCAATGCCCGAATCATTGCCCGATATGGCGCAACTACTAAGCGGATTCAAATTAGCAGATAGCCACTTGTGGATTGAGAAGGTTCCCAAGTTCGTGTCCAAGCTGACGCCTGCTGCTTCGGTCGCAACACTCCATGAAAACTACGGCATCGTCCAAGGACTGGCCTACTCTCAGGGCTACGCACTGCACCGAGTCGAACCCAAGATCTGGCAGGAACCCCTCGGACTCGGCGGTAGAAAGGCATGCGCCACCGGTCCTGAGTGGAAGCGCAAGCTGAAGAGCAAGGCTCAGGAGTTGTACCCACAACTCGATGTGACCCTAGGTAATTGCGATGCGCTCTTGATCCTGCACTACGCACTGGGAGGTGGGCGATGAGCGATAATGTGAAGAGAATCGTGAACGATGGGAATGGAGTGATGGTGCTGAGCCGCAAGGAAGCCGGTGAAGCGTACAAAGCATTCAAGCGAGTGAAAGCTTACGAGGTTAGTTACTGGACAAAGAACCGGAAGAAGAAGGAATCAAAATGAGCAACCAACCAATCGACAACGGAGGACCGGCGTTTCCATGTGAGGAACAAATACGCTGCAACGGTGAAGTATGCGACACTCGCAAGTTCCCCGGCATGACCCTCCGCGACTACTTCGCGGCGGCTGTGTTGGCTGCTGTGCTTAAAGAATTGTGGCAGCAGGGTGAGCACTCATCCCCTATTCCACCATTGGCTGCAAAGTTTGCATATGAGATGGCCGACGCGATGCTCAAAGCGAGGGAGGAGGCGAAATGAGCGACACCCCGATATCAGACAGTACACCTCACAACGTGGCCGAACTCGGTATGCTGTGCAGGAGGTTGGAGCGCGGACTCAACGAAGCCAACGCAATAATCCGTCAGCAGCAATTGTTGGATGAAGAAAACCTGCGGCTTCAAGAGCGCATCAAGCGGTTGGAGGAGGCGTTGAAAGAAACAGTTAGCTGGATAGTGGATCTAGCTAACAGCGGAGACGCTGGATTCTTGGATGCTGACATTATGCCTGAAGTAATTCAAGCGAGAGCAGCACTTCAAGCCAAGGAGGCCAAGCTGTGAGCGCAATGAATTGTATTGGAAAGATACTCAAACGGTTTCTTGGAATTGCGTGTTCTCATTATTGGCAACCGCTAAACGACAGTTTCCATGGCTCACATTCTCAC